TGATAATGATGTACAGTTCCTTCTCGCATTATGGAGCTGGATGGATAAGGAGATGGCTGTTGTTAGATGAGGAAGAATGGCGCAGGCTGGGAAAGATCAACATGCCTCAGTTGGAGGTGAGCAGTCTCGGACGGGTTCGTATCTACGATCAGTTCGGCGTGCGTGATGTTGTCACTTTCGTTGAAGAAGGTCAGCTCTGTGTGAGCGAAACACTTCCTAATGGGGTGTATTGTGCGAAGACAGTGTTCTTCTTGATGTTTCACGCGTTCTATCGTAATCAAAAACCTGGTATGGCTCATCGCCCGATTAACGGGAATTGGTTGGATGTGCGGTTGGATAATCTTGATGTGGTTTATAACGGAGAGAGGGTTCACTATCGTGATGGGTATGTGCGTACGCTTGACTTGCGCCACAACGGTATGATCGAGATTGTAGAGACGGGGCAGGTCTTCGCTAGTGCTGCCGAGGTTGCACGGAGTGTAGGGGGAGCGCGGTCTAACATCTCTATGTGTCTTGCTGGGAAGTTAAAGACGCATAAGGGGTTTTCGTATCGGTATGTGTAGAGAGGTTGGTGATCTGATGGCGGATGTGATGTTGTGAAACGGTCATATATTCGTAAGCCAGTCAAGATTGTAGAGACGGGAAAGGTCTATCCGACGGCTAAAGCTGCTGCAGAAGCGGTTGGAGGGACGTCAAATGGTGTCTCAGATGTGCTTCGAATGAAGAGAAAGACGCATAAAGGCTATCATTTTCAGTGGCACATCACGGATTGAGTGGTAATAATACCTATAACAATCTCTTAGATTTAGGGTAGATTTATAACAATCTCTTAGATTTAGGGTCGAGATGAAGTTGAGAATGTTCAACATTTTCGCTTTACTCTCGACCCTAAATCTAGAGGACCCTAAATGTTTGTTATAGACATTGTTATAAATTTTTGATAGATTTAGGGTAAAAACGGGCATAAATGCCTTGTTTTGGCTAGATTTAGGCCTAAATCTACACTTTTTTATTTTTTATACTAAACTCTCTACGTGGAAGTATAGTAGATAGTTATAAATAATTATAACAATCTATACGATAATTTTAGCAACTCTTTACAAGGATTTAAAAAATTCTAGATTTAGGCCTAAATCTCATTCACAGGTAATTCACAGCAAACTCTCAGGAAACTATAACTAAATTCGTATGAACTACCCGCACTATAATAGAAGAAGGAGTAGATTGTGATTGATGACACGACACATATTCTCTTTTATTTTCAGGAGAGGAGAAGAATCAATGCTCGAGAGCCAGTTCCAGTCTAAGCTAATCAAAAAGCTGGAGTACATGTTTGACGGATGTATCATCCTCAAGAACGATGCTGCTAACCGTCAAGGCGTCCCAGACTTGATTATTCTCCATGGCGACCGATGGGCCGCACTCGAAGTGAAAAAGAGCATCAACGCCTCACACCGTCCGAATCAGGATTGGTATGTGCGTAATATGGATGCTATGAGCTTCGCATCATTTATCTCACCTGAAACAGAAGAGGAAGTTCTTCATGCGCTTCAACGATCATTCCGATCTCGAAGGAAAGCACGCATTTCTTAGCGCCAGCAAATACACATGGCTGAACTACGACGAAGACAAGCTTGTCAACTCGTACTACACATCTCGTGCAACGCAGCGCGGGACTGAACTTCATGAGTTCGCAGCAGAAGCTATCCGTTTGGGTATCAAGCTTCCGAAGACTCGTGAAACCCTGAACATGTATGTCAATGATGCAATCGGATTCCGTATGCAGCCTGAACAGGTGCTGAAGTATTCCGACAATGCATTTGGTACTGCAGATGCGATCAGCTTCCGTAAGGTGAAGGGTCGCTATCTTCTTCGCGTTCATGATCTGAAGACCGGAGTCACTAAGGCCTCCTTCTCGCAGTTGCTGATCTATGTGGCGTTCTTCTGTCACGAATACGGATTCAAGCCAAGCGAGATCGATGCTGAACTTCGAATCTATCAGAACAACGCTGTGGAAGTTTATGTCCCTGATGTGACAGACATCGTTCGCGTCTATGAGCACGTTAAGTGGTCTGACGAAATCATCTCAAACCTGAAAGCTGGTGACGACTAATGACTGACGACTTCGGAGCGTGTGTCGTCCTCATTCCGCAGGAAACTGATATCCCTGTTAATGTTGAAGGTGGCGCACACATCACGCTTGCGTACTTCGGCGATAAGACACTGGATGATGGTCCGCATCAGGACCTTCTTGATATCGTAGGCGCCTTCGCTCTCGAAGCACCTGGTCCTATTAACCTTCATCCTCAGGACATTGAGTTCTTTGGCGAAACCCGTGACGCTGTCGTTCTGACGATGGACGCTGACCCTACTGAGTCTGTCATTCATGCTCGCAACATTCTGATGGCTGCACTTACTGATGAACTCTATGAGATCTTCGATGACGCTGAAACCTTCCCTGTGTATCGTCCTCACATGACGATGGGTTATGTTTCTGAAGGCTATAAGCCTATGTCGCTTGTCATTCCCGATTACATCGTTGCTGATCGCATCGCTGTGTGGAATGGTGAAGATCGTCAGGAATTCGAACTTGACACTCCTGTCATTATGCATTATGGCACACCTCGTCACTCAGGCCGCTATCCTTGGGGTTCTGGAGACAATCCGAATCAGAACCACGGATCCTTCCTTGCTACCGTTGCAGACCTTCAGTCCAAGGGTTTGTCTGAGAAGCAGGTTGCGGAAGGTCTCGGTATCAACACTGCTCAGCTTCGCGCTCGTAAGACCATTGCGAAGAATGCCGAAAAGGCGGCCCAGATCGCCTATGCTGTGAAGCTGAAGGATAAGAATATGTCGAATGTCGCTATTGGTGAGCAGATGGGCTTGAATGAGTCTTCTGTTCGTCAGTTGCTGGCTCCCTCGACCAAGATCAAGAATGACAAGCTTGTCGCTACTTCGGAATACCTTGCTAAGCAGGTTGCTGAAAAGGGTATGCTTGACATTGGGTCCGGTACCGAAACTCACATCCTTGGTGGTGTCTCAGAGCTTCAGATGAAGAATGCTGTTGAGATGCTCAAGGAACAGGGTTATGCTGTGCACAACGTTCTTGTTGATCAGCTTGGTACCGGTAACAAGACGAAGATTCGTGTTCTTGCTCCGCCTGAGACTGAGTATCGCGACATCGTTAAGGATACTTCTCAGATCAAGACTTTGAGCGGCTACTCTGAAGATGGTGGTAAAACGCTCTTTGGTATTGAGCCTCCTGTGAGTGTCGATTCTAAGCGTATTGAAGTTCGGTATGGTGATGAAGGTGGATCTGACATGGATGGTGTCATTCAGCTTCGTCGTGGAGTTGAGGACATCTCTCTTCAGGGAGCCAAGTATGCTCAGGTCCGTATCGCTGTTGACGATTCGCACTATCTGAAGGGCATGGCTGTTTACGCAGACGACCTTCCTGATGGTGTTGACATTCGATTTAACACGAACAAGGCTAATAAAGGTGACAAGCTCGCAGCAATGAAGGCTTTGAAGGATGATCCTGATAATCCCTTTGGCGCTGTTGTCACTCAGAAGCATTATGGCCCTGACCAGAAGCTGAGTCCGCTGAACATCGTTAACGAAGAAGGTGAATGGAACAAGTGGTCCAAGAACCTGTCTTCTCAGATGTTGAGCAAGCAGCCTGAAGCACTCGCTAAGAAGCAGCTCGATCTCACACTCGCAACCAAGCGTGCTGAGTTCGAAGAGATCATGAGTCTCACGAATCCTGAAGTTAAGAAGAAGCTTCTTACTGACTTCGCTGATAACATGGATTCCTCTGCTGTACACCTGCGTGCTGCTGCGCTTCCTCGTCAGAAGACTCAGGTGATCCTGCCTATTAACACCCTTTCGGACAATGAGATCTATGCACCTCAGTTCCGTGATGGAGAACGCGTTGCCCTCATTCGATACCCACACGGTGGTATCTTTGAGATTCCTGAGCTTACGGTCAACAACCGTAACAAGGAAGGTAACTCGATTCTTAAGCAGGCACAGGATGCTGTTGGTATCAATTCTAAGGTTGCCTCTCGTCTGTCGGGTGCTGACTTTGATGGTGATACTGTTCTGGTCATTCCGAACAACAACGGTTCTGTTAAGTCTTCGGCTCCTCTTCAGGGTCTGAAGGGTTTCGATCCTCAGGCCGCCTATCCTGCGTATGAGGGTATGAAGCCTATGAGTGCTCGTACCAAGCAGCTCAAGATGGGTGATGTGTCTAACCTCATTACTGACATGACGATTAAGGGTGCTACACATGCCGAGCTCGCTCGTGCTGTTCGTCACTCCATGGTTGTCATCGATGCTGAGAAGCACAACCTGAACTGGAAGCAGTCGGCTATCGACAACGACATCGCAGGTCTGAAGTCTAAGTATCAGCGTGGTACCAACTCTGGTGCTGACACTCTGATCTCTAAGGCTTCGTCTGAGGTTCGTGTTGGTGATCGTAAGGATCGTTCCGCTGCTAAGGGTGGACCGATTGATCCTGAGACTGGCAAGCGTGTCTATGAGTACACTGGTGCTACCTATACCGACAAGAATGGTAGGGTTGTACCTAAGACGACTAAGTCTACTCGCATGGCTGAAGCTGATGATGCGTTCGATCTGGTGAGTGGTAATGGTGGAACCGTCATGGAATCCATCTATGCCACTCATGCTAACTCTCTTAAGGGTCTAGCTAATGAAGCTCGCAAGGCTTACGTGAGCACACCTAACTCGAAGTATGAGCCTACTGCTCGCACTACTTATGAGAATGAAGTGAACTCTTTGAAGGCCCAGCTTAACGAGGCCCTTAAGAACAAGCCTCGAGAACGACAGGCTCAGATCGTCGCGAATGCAATTGTGAAGGCCAAGCAAGAAAGTACCCCCCAGATTGACCCCGCCGATCTCAAAAAGATCAAGGGTCAGGCTCTGACTGAAGCTCGTATTCGTACAGGTGCAAAGAAGAGTCAGATCACCCCCACCGACAAGGAATGGGAGGCGATCCAAAGTGGGGCCGTCAGTTCCAACATGCTCAAGAAGATCATGGCTAACGCTGACATGGACCGCATTCGAGAGCTTGCTACCCCTCGTGCAACAACCCTGGTGTCTGGCGCAAAGCTAGCCCGTGCTAAAGCAATGCTGGCCTCCGGCTATACACAATCGGAGATCGCCGATGCCCTGGGTGTTTCGACATCTACTGTTAACGAAGCCCTCACTGGCGCTTAAGTAAGAAAGGATTGGTAATAGGTTATGGTTACACACCCCCGTATGCTTACGACTACGGACAACCCTTTCGATCCTTTCACTCAGTACGATGAGTGGGAAGCATTCGATCATGACCGGGGCTACTTTACAGACGCCCTCCTCGCCCGGATCACTATCACCTCAGACGAGCTCAGTGATACGGACCAAGACGAGGCAATTGAAACAGCAATTACAGAAATTATTTCTGAAAATACTCTAGGAATCTACAAAGCTGTCACCAAAAGTGATTGAATTGTAGGGGACTCTAGGGTAGGGGAGGGGGGTCTCGCAAAAATGACCCCCCTCCTGCATCGCCGGCCTCTCTAAAAATTCCCCGGGGGTATATTTTAGAGGTTGTTTGAGTTCCGGTGGTGGCCATAGGACTTCCAAATCAAACGGGTCCGTCATCAACCCACTCCTTTCAAGAGGCTCTGCTGGTTAAAAGTAGAGTTGAAGTCCTATGGTCTCCTCTCGAACTCAAACGAAACAAGTTAGAAGTCTAGTGAATCTATATCTGTGTGGAGGTGAAGTCCTTGGTTGACAACCCAAACAATTCTGAAGTGCGTCGACCGAGGCGAGCACCCGCAACAACTGATGCTGATCGCGAAGCACGTCTCGTTGCAGCAGCCTATGACCTTGCTGAACGTCAAATGTATGAGGGAAGACTTCCCGCTACGGTCCATGCACAGCTTCTTCGAGCCGGTTCGCAGCGGGAGCGTCTTGAACAGAAGAAACTTGCAATGGAAGTCGAACTTCGTCGAGCTCAGGTTGATCAGATTGAGTCGCAACGTTCTTCTGAAGAGTTGTATGCCAAGGCTATGAACGCTATGAAGCGCTATTCAGGTCAAGAGGTTGAAGATGAGGTCTTTTAAAAGAAGCTACTCCGAGTTGAGTAGACTCGCTAATTTTGAAGAACGCTATGACTACCTGCAGTTGAATGGTAGTGTGGGTCTCGAAACCTTTGGTGGCGAAAGATACCTTAATCAACGTTTCTATACATCCACCGAATGGCGGCAGCTTCGCTATGAAGTCATTGCACGAGATCGTGGTTGCGATTTAGGCCTTGACGGTTATGAGATTCATGACAACATCATCATTCATCATATGAATCCTATGAGTATTGATGATATTGAGTCTCATAATCAAGACATCCTGAATCCTGAGTATCTTATCAGTGTCACCCTTGCTACGCATAATGCGATTCATTATGGTACGGATACTTTCTTAGCAAAACCTATCATTGAACGAAGTCCTGGAGATACACAGCTCTGGTAATACTATAAATGAGGTATAATGGTAAACGGTACTATCCGATACGGCCGAGTAGTGGCTTATGTCACCACGTTTATTACAAATCCTCAGGATCCTGAGCTTCCTCCCATCCAGGTACCTCTTGAGGGTGAAATTGTAATTGCCCCACGGAATAACAGATTTCTTCGATGGACATTTGAGGATGAGCCTACTATTACGGTTCTTCGACCCCTTATCTGTCCGGTATTTAATGGTCATCTTTATCCTCCTGGAACTACTCGTGATAATCTCCCCGATGAGCACGGTGTTATTATGGAGGCCTCTTCGCAGCCTGATGCCGAACCAAATTTTGTTCAGTTCTATGCGCATTTCAAGTTGCAAATGATGGATGGTTGTGCTGTTAATTCGCCTCCTTCCATCACATTTAACGTCCCCGTTGATGATACTGTTGATTTAGCGACTGTTGAGCCTGATGATCTCCAGCCTGGAGTTATCATTGTCTACAGCTCCTTAGATCGAGAGTATATCGAAGAAGCAATCGCTAAACTTCGAATCGGGCAGCCAAATGGTATTGCCGAACTAGATTCTGAGGGACATCTTCCATACCAACAGCTTCCGGGCGATATCTTAAGCGTTCCCACGCTTTCTGACGTTTTTGAAGCAACGATCACATAGGAATATATCATGCCTCTATCCGAGAATCTTGTAGATGTTATTCAGCTTATTGGCGAGACTATCCGTGGTGATCGTGACGCTATGGGTGATCTTACTCAGCTGGCCACTACTGATAAGACTAGTCTTGTTGCTGCCATTAATGAGATTAAGAACTCTTCAGGCGGTGGCGGATCGTCTATCGATGACGATGTGATCTCTACTTCGACGACATGGTCTTCGGCCAAGATCGATACTGAGATCACAACCGCAATCGCCGCACTCATTGACGGTGCACCAGAGACTCTCAATACGCTGAATAAGCTTGCCGTAGCGCTTTCCGAGAACACTGGTGAGATTGCGACCATTATCGACCTTATCAATACGAAGGTTGATGCTACAGACATTGGCGACACGAATCCTGATCTGGTTGGGACTTTTAATACGGCTCTGGCGGGATCATGAGTCTAGACGAACGTCTCTTTGATTTTGCGGAACGTTCGGGTGAAGCTCTAAAAAACATTTATGATTTAGACACCGGCGTTCCTGTCGCCACCGGTCTTTCAACTCTTGATGATCTACCGAATGGTACATATTTTTACGCTGGCACACCTACAAATCTTATTCCTGTAGTACAGCTTCCTGTTGGGTATATTATTGTTCGTGGTAATCCTGAGGCTACCGATGTGTATACTCAGTCTGTACCGACGCAAATGTATCAGGGTCTAGATTTTACCATTGCAGCTCGTAGTAAGAATCCGACTACGGGGGTCTATAATGCTTGGACCCTGATTCAGTCTGCTAGTGGAGCAACAATTTCTACGACAATTACTGGGGTTAGTGGTCCTTATAGCTCCCAGCTATCTAAGAAAGCATTCTTATCACAACCTGTTTATAGTTTTCGGCTTAATGTGTTTACCACAACAGTTATTACTGGCCCTATCACTTTTCAGCTCCCTAATCCATCAGGTATTGGCCCCTTTCTTAAGGTTTCTGGTTACCTTTTTATGGGTGAGCAACGGTGGCCTCTTAGTGTTAACTATAATTCCAGCACTCGAGTTGCCACTCTTACAGCAGAAACATTTGAGAATGGTGCTGTGGTTTTTAAACCCACAACTACAACTTTTCCAGTTTCTGGTTTTACGACATCAGCAACTTATCTCTTGGAGATTAGCCCATAATGGATGACATTAATTGTTCAGGACTTCCTAATCCGGAAGTTTTAGATAGTGTCCTCGACACAACCAAGAAGATGCTTGATATCAGTCCGGATTACACTGTCTTTGACATTAATCTTGTTGTCTATATCAATGGTGTCTTCACCACACTTCATCAGATGGGCGTGGGACCTGAACGACCTTTCACAATCACTGGTCGATATGAAAAGTGGGCTGATTTCACCCAGGATGATGAAACGATTGAAAGTGTAAAGACTTACATGGCTCTTTCGGTTCGTCTTGTCTTCGATCCTCCGGGAACTTCTTTCGCTGTTACGGCAATTGAGAAGCAAATTGAGCAGCTCGCTTGGCGCCTTGCCAATTCTAATGGTCGAATGTCTTAATGTAACGACCCATTCAAAATAGGAGTTATATGTCTTCGAACTTTTTTAGAATTTGTAGCCTCCCTGTAGCACCGGGTCCGGCACGTGATCTTCTTCGTATGAAGGCCGATCACGATCGTGAGACTGGTTGGAACATGACGATCAATAGCTTCTACCGCCCTCGTAGCGATCAGGTGATTATCTTTGAGCGTCGCTACCGCCCTGGTGTATGGTCGCCTTATGGAGACTATCGTAAGTATCAGGGTGTTTATTGGGGTCGAATCGTCGATGGCGGTCCAGCAGAATCTCCTGATGCTAACGGCGGCCGAGGTTCAAACCATACCCAGGGTTATGCTGGAGATTTCTACTTCGGTGTTGGCTACACCAGCCTTGCTTGGATGCGTAAGAATGCACACAAGTATAATTTCAATAACATCGAGGGAACAAGGGTTGGTGAAAACTGGCACTGGTGTTGGTATATTACCATTCAGGCCGGACCCAACAGTCCTGATCCCTGGGATGGTAAAGGCGCTCCTGATCCCGTTGTTATTACTGATCCTGGTATGACCTATGAGGAGCTCATGGGTGGTACTGGTGGAGGTGGCGGATCTTCCGTAGCAACGCCTATTAATACTATTAACCTTATGGAGGAACAAGTGCCTTTCATCTATCAGGCGAAGGACGGACAGTTCGGAGGGAAGCATTATGCTATTGCTCCGGGCTTCATCAAGCAGGTGACCACGAAGGAATCGGTTGGTCTGTACGTCGATGCTCATCATGAGGTCGCACCCATGAAGGAGATTATCGTTTCTGATAAGACCTTCCGTGCGATTCTCGGTGTGAATGGTATCCCGACAAAGATCTTTGATTCTAAGGGTCTCATCATGGATTACCGAACTACAGGTAATTTCACCGAGGGCGGAAGTTGGATGCGCGGTGACGATGAGAGTGCAAAGACTACTTGGCGTCTTGGAGACAAGCTACTTAAGTAGTAGATAACTTAGGAGGTAACTCATGAGTGACACTCTCATTCATTTCGGCATTAAAGGTATGAAGTGGGGTGTTCGCCGCAAGCGTGGAACCGATGGTCGTGTAAAGGGATCGTCCGGACCACCTCGCGGTAAGAACGCCATCTCTAAGATGAGCGACTCTGAACTTCGTCAGCATATCAACCGTCTTCAGCTTGAGCGTCAGTATAGTCAGCTTAACCCCACTCGTGTTGATAGCGGTCGTCGAGCCGTTAGTAAGTGGGCGACCAACATGTCTATGCAGATTGTGAACCAGCAAGTGTCTAAGTACGCTAACCGAGGTATTGATACTGCTATCGATGCCCTCTTTGGTGAAGGTACTGCGAACCCTAAGAAGAAAAAGAAGTAGATTATTCAAAATAGGAGGTGAGGATGGCTCTCTCAAACACCGCAGTCCCTAAATACTACGGAGCTTTCCGAGAGTCCGTACTCCGAGGCGAGATTCCCGTCAATCGTGAGATTGAAATGGAGATGAATCGAATTGATCAGCTTATCGCCGATCCTCGCTTCTACTACGACGACCTTGCTGTCGAAGGTTTCATCTCCTATTGCGAAGAAGAACTCACACTAACCGACGGTGCTGACCTTCATCTCCTTGATAGCTTTAAGCTCTGGGCTGAATCCCTCTTAGGATGGTATCAGTTCGAAGCGCGATCGGTTTACGTTCCTGACAAGGATGGCCATGGTGGTCATTACGTCAACAAGAAAGTCAAGAAGAGACTAGTTGTTAAGCAATACCTAATCGTGGCGCGTGGAGCTGCCAAGAGTATGTATGCTGAATGTATGCAGTCGTTCTTCTTGAACATTGATACGGATACCACTCATCAGATCACAACGGCCCCGACAATGCGTCAGGCTGACGAGGTCATGAGCCCCTTCCGTACCGCTATTACTCGAGCCCGTGGTCCTCTATTCCAGTTCCTCACCGAGGGATCCCTCCAGAATACCACGGGCTCGAAGGCGAATCGCGTCAAACTTGCCTCGACAAAGAAGGGTATCGAGAACTTCCTTACAGGTTCCATTCTCGAAGTCCGACCTATGTCGATCAATAAACTTCAGGGTCTCCGACCTAAGGTGTCGACGGTTGACGAATGGCTTTCTGGCGACATTCGAGAGGATGTTGTTGGTGCTATCGAGCAGGGTGCATCCAAGCTTGATGACTACGTGATCATCGCTATGAGTTCGGAAGGTACTGTTCGTAATGGTGCTGGCGATACTATCAAAATGGAACTTATGGACATCCTTAAGGGTGATTATTACGCTCCACATATTTCGATTTGGTATTATAAGCTCGATAGCATTGAAGAAGTAGCTGACCCTTCTACTTGGCTTAAAGCAAACCCTAACCTTGGCAAAACCGTTACGTACGATACCTATCACAAGGAAGTCGAACGTGCTGAGAAAGCTCCCGCGGCAAGGAATGATATTCTTGCTAAGCGATTTGGCATTCCTATGGAGGGTTTTACATACTTCTTTACGTATGAGGAAACCCTTCCGAAGCATCCTAAGCAATATTGGCAAATGCCATGTGCAATGGGTGCGGACCTTTCTCAAGGTGATGACTTCTGTGCATTTACTTTCTTATTCCCGCTTCCTAATGGAACGTTTGGAATTAAGACTCGAAGTTACATTTCTGAACTTACTCGGAACAAACTTCCTGGCGCCATGCGTATTAAGTATGAAGAGTTTATCAAAGAAGGGTCGCTTCACGTCCTCCCTGGTTCTGTCCTTGATATGACAGAAGTTTACGATGACCTCGATCAGCACATCCAAGACAACGGATATGATGTTCGAGCATTTGGTTACGATCCATACAACGCGAAAGACTTTGTCAGTCGTTGGGAAATGGAGAACGGACCTTATGGTATCGAAAAGGTTATTCAGGGTGCTCGTACAGAATCGGTTCCTCTTGGCGAACTGAAGAAACTTTCTACCGATAACTATCTTCACTTTGATCAGGCACTCATGAGCTTTGCCATGGGAAATGCCATCACACTTGAAGATACGAATGGTAACCGTAAGCTTCTGAAGAAGCGTCAAGATCAAAAGATCGATAACGTTGCTGCGCTCATGGATGCTTGGGTTGCATACAAACTCCATAAGGATGATTTTGAATGAGTAAAGATCTAACGAAAACGTTTGATGTTCCTCTGAGCCAAGTCGATGAGTCTATCGCCCATTACGGTGTAAAGGGTATGAAGTGGGGCGTTCATCGCGATGAAGCTGTTCTTGCCCGATTAGCTGGAGCTAGTGGTGTTCGCTCGACAGCACCCGATCGTGCTACTCGAAAAGCTGAAAATCGAGATGCTAAGCAGCGTTGGAAAGATTACAAATCTTCGGTTAGTCGTGAGGAACTAAGAAATGATCGGCGAAAAGCTTTAGAATCAAAGATTTCTTATCTAGTTGAGAAGGCTGATAAAAGACCTGATAAGACTTTGCTGCTTCTTAATGCTCCCTCTACAATGCCGATTGTTATTACGGGTCGAGAATTTATCGACCATCTAACGCAAGGTGGAGCCATTGCGCCCGCCTACACAAGTATTTGGGCAGAACTAGAAGATTGAGATGCTATGCTTTCTAGAGAAGAGATCCTCCATAATGCGTTTGCTTCGGATGACTCATTAGAACATTACGGCGCTAAGGGTATGAAGTGGGGTGTTCAGCGCGGAGGTGTAAAAACCCGTGTGAAGAATGCTGCACTTGATTCCATTCAGCGTCGAAAGACCACCAATAAGGAAATTTCCGAGGGGCGCGGTAAGGTTCGTGATTACTATCGAACTGCATCTCGACGTACTCTTGGGCCTTTGACTTTTGGTTCTAAAAAGGTCGCAGCTAAGCGCGCGGATAAACTTCAGGGTCAGGAGGATCGAATTAAGGCGGGAAAGGCTAAGTTTATGGACATCTTTGACGTCACAATGAATACGCCTATTTCTGACCTGTTTGTTTCTCGTCGCGATCGTCGCGGAGATTAATCTATGACAAACCTTCAAAATAGGACCCATAAGGGGGTGAGTTAATGGGTAAAGAAAAGTTTAGTGATCGCTTAATGCACGCCGTGTCTGTTCTTCGAAACAAGAACGAACCTTTTAAGCCCGAACCCATGCCTGACTACGGTCCTTCTTCGGCTAATCCTTTAGTTCGTTCACGATACCAGTCGATTAGTTCGCAGAAGAATCTTACCGCATCGATGTATAATCACATCGCAATGGATGTCGCTGCAGTCGATCTTCTTCATGTTCGCGTTGATGAGAACGAACGTTTTACGGAAGCCATTCCGTCGGGACTGTATCGTTGTCTGACTGTTGAAGCAAACGTCGATGAGGCTGCTCGCCACTTTAAACAGAATGTTGTTCAGACGATGTTTGAACAAGGCGTTGTTGCTGTGGTGCCGGTTGATACTGACATCAACATTCGTGATGAGAACGCGTTTAATATTCTTTCTCTTCGAGTCGGTCGAATCACTTCGTACTATCCTCGACACGTTCGAGTAGAAGTATACAATGATAAGACTGGTGAAAAGGAAGAAGTGACGCTTCCGAAGTCTGTTGTTGCTATTGTAGAAAACCCTCTTTACGCAACGATGAATGAGCCGAACAGCTATCTTCAGCAGCTTCTCAAGACGATTAATCGAATGGACTCTATCGATGACCAGATTTCTTCTGGTAAGATGGATCTTCTTATTCAGCTTCCTTATACTGTCAAGTCAAAGCTTCGTCAGGATCAGGCAGAGAATCGTCGAGAGAATCTCGAACAGCAGCTTATGGGATCGAAGTATGGTATCGGGTACATTGATGCAACCGAGCGAGTAACTCAGCTTAACCGTCCGGTTGAAAACACTATGCTTGATCGTGTGAAGTATCTTTCAGATATGCTTTATTCGCAGATGGGTTTAACCCCTGCCGTCTTTGATGGAACTGCAGATGAAAAGCAGATGACGAATTACTACAACCGAACGATCGAACCCATTCTCGCTGCAATCGCTGAAGAATTTACGCGTAAGTTCTTGAGTAAGACTGCTCAGACTCAGAAGCAGCGCATTGCATATTACCGTGATCCCTTCCAGCTTCTTACAGCGGCTGAATTCGCTGAAGTTGCTGATAAGTTTACGCGTAATGAGATTCTCACCTCGAATGAGATTCGTGGTCTGGCAGGTATGCGTCCGTCTAGTGACCCTCGTGCTGACATGCTTAGAAACAGTAACGTTCCTCAGAATGATCCAGCTATGCTGGGTTCGGATACCGATGCAGTTTCTGAAGATGATAGCTCTCAGGTTATGAATGATGTATTGGATGAAATCGATTCGACTATTCAAGACATCTTTAGTGACTTGGGTGTAGAGTCTGAAGATCCCGATGATACTTCTCAGATTATGAATAGTGCTTTCGATGAAATCGATGAGACAATTCAGGAAATCTTCAAGGATCTTGATGTTTGATCTAGATAAAGCATTGAATACGCCACTCTCAGATCTTTCCGAATTGAGTCATGCTGATGACTACGATCCGGTAAAGCGCCGCGAGTATTATCTTAAAAATCGTCAGTTGAAGGGGCGTCAGCCTTCTGCGAATGACAATAATGAGATTACGAAGCGACCTTCGAATGAGAGCCCTGCTCAGGAAAAGAAACCCGCGAGCAACGAAGATGAAGAGCGGAAAGCTCGTGCTGAAAAGCTTCGCAATGAAGCCTCAGCAAGAGTCAAAGAGCTTCAGCAAAAACTTAAGCGCTTAAAACAAGTCCTTAAGGAACTGGTCGATCAAGCTAAGAAGCTTAGTGGTGACGACGAAACTAACGAGGAAGAAGAGGCTCTCAAGAAAGCTGAGAAAGCCGCTGAAGACGCAAAGCCTCTCACTGCAAAAGAGAAGCGGGAAGCCGCTGATCGCGCTAAGAAGGCTTACCAAGAGCAGAAGAAAAAGGGACCTGTTACTCAGGATCAAAAGACTCAGCAACTTCAGTCCCAGATTAAGTCGGCGGAGAAAAGAATCGCTGCAGCTCGAGGTAAGCTCGAAGCAATTGTGGAGGATGCTCGTCGGAAAACGGCAGCCAAAACTTCTGAAGACAAGAAAGGACAGTGATCTTCAAAATGGGAGACACTCCTGACTTTAGTGGTTACGCCACTAAGGCCGGTCTCGTCTGTTCCGACGGACTGACCATCACCTCTGGTGCGTTTCAGCATCAGGACGGTGTTCGTGTTCCACTGATGTGGCAGCACAAACACAATGAGTCGGAAAACGTTCTGGGCTACGGTGTTCTCGAGCATCGTGACGATGGCGTTTACGTTCGCGGATACTTCAACGACACTCCTGAGGGGCGTCGTGCTAAGGAGTTCGTCCGACACGGTGACATTAACGCGCTCTCGATCTTTGCTAACCGCTTGAAGAAGCGAGGCAAGGAAGTGATGCATGGCATCATTCGAGAAGTTAGCCTTGTAATCGCCGGTGCAAACCCTGGTGCCAGTATTGATTATGTTTCGATGGCTCACTCGAGTGCTGAGGACTACGATAACGCTGAAGCCATCATCTACACTGGGCTCACTCTTGAGCACGCAGATACTGAAGAATCTACTGATGAGGAGCCTACCGTGGCTGACAACGAAGAGACTGTCAAGGACGTCATCGATTCGATGAGCGAGAAGCAGAAGAATGTCATGTACTACATGATCGGCGAAGTTGAGGCCCAGGCTGAAGCTGACGACGACAACGACGATGACGCCGCAGAACACAGCATGAGTGCTGAAGATTTCATTGCTCACGTGGATAAGACTATCGAGGAGAAGTTCACGAACATGACCGCAAACATTTTTGAGAAGAACGGCGACGTTGAGACCTCGCGTGGACGCGCGACTCTGACGCACTCGCAGATCAAGACTATCGTCGACGACGGTATCCGTATGGGATCGTTCAAGGACTCGCTCCTCGCTCACGCCGAGGACTATGGCATCACTGACATCGAGCTGCTGTTCCCCGATGCCAAGACGATGACCGACAAGCCCGAGCTCCTTGCTCGTCAGGTTGAGTGGGTTCGTAACGTCCTCAACGCTACGAAGCGCACCCCCTTCTCGAAGGTTAAGTCGATCGTTGCTGACCTGACGGCTGAGCAGGCTCGTGCGAAGGGTTACGTTAAGGGTAATCTGAAGAAGGAAGAGGTCATCCGCCTCCTCCGTCGCACGACCGGTCCGGCGACCATCTACAAGAAGCAGAAGCTCGACCGTGATGACATCATCGACATCACGGACTTCGACGTTGTCGCATGGCTGAAGTGGGAGATCCGCTTCATGCTTGAGGAGGAGCTTGCTCGCGCTATCCTCATCGGTGATGGTCGTTCGGCTGCTGACGAGGACAAGATCAAGGACCCCGAGGGCCAGACCGATGGTACGGGTATCCGCTCGATTCTCCACGATGACGAGATGTACGCCATCCACGTTGAGCTCCCGGCCAACGTCGAGCCCAAGGCTCAGATCGAGCAGGTCATTCGTTCGCGTTCGCAGTACCGTGGTACGGGTAACCCGACGTTCTACACGACCGACTCGAACCTGATTGGTCTCCTCCTGCAGGAGGACAAGATGGGTCGTCGACTCTACGAGACTGAGGCCGCTCTTGCTGCCGCGCTTCGTGTGTCGAAGATCGAGACCGTTGAGGTCATGGAGGACGAGCCGAACCTTCTCGGCATCATCGTCAACCTGATCGACTACAACCTCGGTACCAACGCTGGTGGTAACCTCACCTTCTTCGAGGACTTCGACATCGACTTCAACCAGAACAAGTACCTGATGGAGACCCGCCTGTCGGGTGCCCTGACGAAGCCCAAGTCGGCTATCGTTCTGAAGCGTGCCGAGGGTATTGCTGTTGTCGCTACCGCTCCGCAGTTCGACAGCGCTACGAACACCCTGACGGTCCCCACCACGACCGGTGTTGACTACACCATCGACGGTGAGGTCATCACGGCCGGTGCAGTTGAGATTGACGAGACGGTTGACGTGATCGCCGTTGCTCAGGATGGTTACTACATCCAGCCGAACACGACCACGCACTGGGTGTTCACCTACACTAACACCCAGGGTTGATTAAGGAGCGCATCGCATGACTAAATTCTTTGGCAAGGTTGGGTATGGATTCTCGGAAGAGACCGCGCCCGGCGTTTGGCGTGACCGAATGGTTGAGCATGAATATTACGGTGATGTCATTCGTGACACTCGTATTACTCGTGACGGAGACAAAGTCAACGATGATCTGACGATTGGTAATTCTTTCAAGATTGTTGCCGATAAGTTTGCATGGGAAAACTTCCATGCGATGCGCTACATTGAGTGGATGGGGAGCCTGTGGAAGATCACAGAGGTCGAAGTGCAGGCTCCCCGTCTGCTCATTCGAGTAGGAGGTGTGTATAATGGCCCGAAGCCGGCTTGAACTGCATTCCCTCCTACTCAGTCTCAACCCGAATGGTCAGGTATATTTTCAACCTCCGGCCAATGTAAAGATGTCTTATCCTGCAATCGTGTACTCTCGAGATCGACGTTTAGTACAACATGCAGATAACACACCATACATTAATACTAAGCGATATTCTGTCACTATCATTGATCAAGATCCTGATAGTGAGATCCCCGATCTTATTGCAGATCTTCCGCTGTGTACGTTCGAGCGCTTTTTCGTATCGGACAATCTTAACCACGATATTTACAACCTTTACTTTTAGGAGTAACTCATGCTTGAATGGGACAAGACTGGTGAGCGCCGTTACGAGACTGGTGTCGACCACGGCGTTCTCTACCCTGCCAGCAGCACGGGAACCTACCCTGAGGGTGTGGTTTGGAATGGTCTGACGACCGTTACCGAGTCGCCTTCGGGTGCTGAGGCTTCGCCGCAGTATGCTGACAACATTAAGTACCTCAACCTCTTCTCGGCTGAAGAGTTCGGTGCAACCATCGAGGCCTTCACCTACCCCGACGAGTTCGCGGAGTGTGACGGTACGGCTGCTCCAATTCCGGGTGTGGCTGTGGGTCAGCAGACTCGTAAGAAGTTCGGTCTGTCTTACCGCACCAAGGTCGGTAACGACACCGAGGGTCAGGACCACGGTTACAAGATCCACCTCATCTGGGGTGCTTCGGCGTCCCCTTCTGAGAAGGCTTACAACACGGTTAACGACTCGCCCGAGGCGATCACGTTTAGTTGGGAGCTTACGACAGAGGCCGTTTCGATTGGATCCGCTTACCCCAATCTTAAGCCGACCGCTTCGATGACTCTGGACTCGACGGTTCTGAGTGATGCTCAGATGAAGGCCGTTACGGATGTTCTGTACGGTGCAGGTTCGAACACTGAGGCACGTCTACCTCTTCCGGCTGAGATTCTGTCTCTTCTTTCCGGAGTCTCGGGAACGTCGGGCGTGCAGAGCTTTGCTCTCACTTCTGAACAGACCGAAGGTCAGGACGCTTCGGTTGAAGAGCCGAAGGAAGACGACTCGATCGAGTACGTCGAGCAGTAACTAGCTGAAGGGCCACGAGAGAATGCTTACATTGAAAGTTTATGATGAATTTTATTCGGAAGAAGAAGGAAAATTTCTACGAACAAATGAAATGAATATTGAAATGGAGCATTCTCTCGTGGCCCTCTCAAAATGGGAGTCAAAATGGGAAATTCCTTTCCTTACTGATACTCCTCGGACAGATGAACAAACTATTGATTACATTCGTTTTATGTGTATTAATATTCATCCGTCAGATCTTCCAACTGATCGTCTCACTGAAGACCATCTTAAGGCTATTAACGCTTATATTAAAGCTAAGATGACCGCCACAATCTTTAATACTCTTCCGGGAGAAAAGACTAGTCATAGTTCAGCTTCTTTCATTACCAGTGAGATCATTTATTATTGGATGGTTACTTTAAATATTCCTGTCGAGTTTGAGATGTGGCATATCAATCGTCTCCTCACTCTTATTAAAGTAATCAATCAGAAGAATCAGCCGGAAAAGAAAATGTCAGCTCGAGATTTGAAAACTCGACAACAAGCACTTAATGCACAACGACGCCAGCAGATGGGAACGACGGGGTAGAGTTATGACAAGATTCACATGGGATACCTCGGGTAACCGAAAGACGCATGGTGGTGTTGATCGTGGTGTGTTGCTCCCATCTCTTGAGTTGCTCGGTTCTGCAGCTCCTTGGAATGGTCTAACTAACGTCGATGTTCGAAATGAGCGAAGTGATACATCTAGACCCATTTACCTTTACGGGGCGATGGCTCGATCAGTCACACCTAGCCTTCCCGCACTGAGTGTTACAGCTTATACCTATCCTGACGTATTGGATACATTTATAAATGCCGGTTTGTCTGTTGATTTTTCTTTTCGATCTAAAGTTTTAAACGATCTCGGTGAAATCAAACATATAATCCATTACTTCCCTAATTGTATTTTTACTTCTTCGTCAGTGTCGTATGGTTCTCTTAGTAACATTTTTAACAATGTGAGTTTGAAGTGGGATGTTGTGTTAGATGGCTGGGGTTTGAGTGAACTTATGGGACTTCCGGGTCTTCCCACCAAATACTACAAATTCTCTGAGAGTTTGCTCTCTACGGCAAATTATACTCGTCTAGAGAATATTATTTATGGTAGTTCCACGACCGCACCTCGAGCTTTAATGCCTTCAGACTTAACGGGATTAATAGGTATGTGATGAGTATTCGAGTAACTTCTTCGGGAAATTTCAAACGGACCGAAAAATTTCTTAAAAAGATGTCCCGTAATGATATATTTTCAGTATTATCTCATTACGGCGAGCAAGGTGTTAGGGCTTTAGCATCTAGTACCCCCAGCGAGTCTGGTGTAACTGCTGGATCTTGGAGCTATGAAATTACCAAACGAAGAAACGTTTACTCTATTTCATGGTTAAACAACTATGGGGTTAATGGTGTACCTATCGTTATCCTACTACAATATGGACATTCTACCGGTACCGGTGGGTATGTGCAGGGTCGAGACTTTATTAATCCTGCAATTAAACCGATTTTTGATCAAATAGCCGAAAGCGTCTGGAAGGCGGTGACTTCTGCATGAGCAGCATTGACGATCGTATTGTCAATATGGAATTCAACAATGGTAAGTTCATGTCTGGCGTCAAGGACACCATTGGTGCTCTGGACGGACTTAAGAAGTCGCTCCAGCTAAAGGACGCATCCAAAGGTATGGATGATATTGAGAGTCGTGCGAAGCGATTCTCTTTACAAGGTATGGCTGAAGGTATTGAGTCCATATCAAGTAAGTTTAGTGCCATGGGCGTGGTGGCATTTAGCGTTCTTAATAATGTTGTTAATAAGGCTGTAGATGCCGGCGCAAGGATTCTTAAATCTTTGAGCCTCGACCCAGTCATGGATGGTTTCCGGGAATACGAGCTCAATATGAACTCGATCCAGACTATCCTCGCTAATACCAACAAGTATGGAACGACTCTTGAGCAGGTAAATAACTCCCTTGATGAGCTGAACCACTACGCTGATAAGACTATTTATAACTTCGCAGACATGACCCGAAATATCGGTCTGTTTACGAATGCGGGTCTTGAGCTTGAAGAATCAACAAGTATGATCAAGGGTTTCTCGAATGCTGCTGCAGCTTCGGGAACTAATGCTCAGGGTGCCGCTTCTGCCGCGTATCAGCTTTCTCAGGCACTTTCTGCAGGTACTACTCGACTCATGGACTGGCGTTCGCTTCAGAACGTTGGTATGGGTAACAAGAACATGCAGGAAGGTCTTGTCCAGATCGCTGAAGCGATGGGTACGATTTCCGAAATGGGTACCAACCCCGAAGAAGTTATGAGCGACTTCAACGGTTCGCTGGAGAAGGGTTGGCTTTCTGCCGACGTAATGTCCAAGTACCTCCAGATTATGGCGGGCGATATGACTGAAGCTGAAATGGCTCAGTTGGGACTTACGGATGCTCAGATTAACGGCGCGAATGGGTTCCTTGCTCAGCAGAAGATTGCTGAAGATGCTGCAACGAAGGTTCGAACCTTTACGCAGTTGATGGACACCATGAAGGAAGCTGTTGGATCTTCTTGGTCTGAGAGCTTCAAACTATTTGTGGGCGACTTTGATCAAGCAACAAAACTCTTTACCGCAGCAAATGACGCTATCGGACCCGTCATCGATTCGATGGGTGATGCTCGAAACTCTTTGATTTCGGGTTGGATTGAGGCGGGCGGTCGAGATTCAGCCATTCGCATCGTAGTTAATCTGTTTAATGCCATTCAGAAGATGGTTAAACCCATCAAGGAAGCATTCCGAGAGATCTTCCCGCCCATTACGGGTAAGCAGATTGCGGCTATTACTGAAGCCCTTGCGAACTTCACTGAAAAGCTCAAAATGGGAGATCGAACGACTGCTAATGTCAAGCGAACCTTCCGAGGTCTCTTTGCTGTTCTTGATATTGTCTGGACTATCTTCAAGGAAATCGGTAACGTCATCGGTCGTGTCTTCGGCGAATTCTTTGACGGTGCTGGTGGAGTTGCTGAATTTAGTGGTTCACTTGGAGACGCTCTTGTCAACTTCCGAGACTTTATTAAATCAGGTGACGCACTTAGTCGCACCTTTGAAGTCATCGGGGACGTCCTCGTAGGTATCGTCACGGGTATTAAGGAAGCTGTAAAGTTCCTTGGTAAGCTCGGTGGAATCATTAAGACGTCTGCGCTTGATGGTTTTGCTGCTGGTTGGGAGGCTCTAAAGGCTGGCTTCGACCGTTTCGTTGACTCTTTTAGCCCTATTCAGGCTATGGTCGAGGGAACAAAGAAAGCATTCTCGGGCTTTATGAAGATCATGAAGTCTGTGAAGCGATTCCTTCAGCCTCTCCTTGATTGGATCGGTGAGGCCTTTAGCAATGCTCTGGATGTCATTAAAAAGATGTTCTCGGGCGCAGATATTGGTGACGCGATCGGTCTTCTCGGTGTGGGAAGCCTTGCGGGCATTGGTGTCGTTCTTAAGAAGGCCCTTGACAAGATCACGGGTTTCTTCGATAAGGAAGGCGCCGGCGGAATCATCGATTCGATTAAGGGTATCTTTGGATCTCTTACCGATACGATGGAGGCAATGCAGAACAATCTCAAGGCTGGAACTCTTCTGAAGATTGCTGGAGCCATCGCACTCCTTACAGCTTCAGTCATCGCTCTAAGTCCTGTTGATCCGGTCCGTCTCGCCTCTTCGTTGACTGCTATGACAGTTATGTTTGGTCAACTTATTGGTTCTCTCGCATTATTTGACAAACTAGCACAGGGCGGCATCATCTTGAAGCTTCCTGTGCTAGCAACTGGTCTTATTTTGTTGGGCGTCGCAATCGGTCTCCTTACGATCTCTCTTGTTGCTCTTTCGCAATTGGATTGGGAGAGCCTCGGTAAGGGCGCGGCTGGAATCGGTTCATTGTTGGCTATGTTGGGTCTTTTCACGCAATGGATGGGTGCGTCTAAGATCCGGGGTATTGTTAAAGCCTCCGGTGCAATGATTCTTCTCGGAATCGCTCTGAACATACTCATCATTCCCATGAAAATTCTTGGTGATATGAAGTGGGAAGAGCTTGGTAAGGGTGCAGCTGCTATTGGCGGTCTACTTCTTATGCTTGGTCTTTTCTCTCAATTCTCTGGTGGTGGATTTAATACCATCGGTGCAGGTCTGGGTCTTATTCTCGTCGCAACGGCTTTGAATATCATGATCAAACCTCTTCAGGAAATGGGTGCTATGTCTTGGGGTGAAATTGCCCGAAGTATGGTAACTTTATTGGGAGCTCTAACGCTTTTGTCTCTGGCTCTCATTGTTATGGGAAGTCCTACTACTCTTCTGGGTGCTGCCGGTCTCGTGGTAGGCGCTGCCGCACTTCAGGTCCTTATTGGTCCCCTGGAGAGAATGGGTAAATTGTCCTGGGGTGAAATCGGAAAGGGTATGACGGTTCTAGCAGGAACTCTCATCCTTATGGCTGTGGGATTGACTGCTATGATCGCGGCTCTTCCTGGTGCTATTGCTTTGACAGTTGCTGCTGCAGCATTCCAAATCTTCATTCCCATCTTTAAACAGATGGGACAGATGAAGTGGGGCGAGATTGGAAAGGGCATTGTAGCTTTGGGTGGCTCGCTCATTATTATGGCCCTTGGTCTCACATTGATGATTGCAGCACTTCCTGGTGCTATTGCCCTTACAGTAGCTAGTATTGGTTTGAATGCGCTTACAGACACTTTGATTACTCTTGGTGGGCTTAAGTGGAGTCAAATTTGGACAGGTTTGGGTGCGCTGGGACTGGCGCTGGGACTTGTTGCTGTTGCTGGTGTACTCCTACTCCCTGCAATTCCGGGGCTTCTTGGTTTTGCTGCGGCAGTCACTCTTCTTGGTATTGGCATCGCTTTGGCTGGTGTTGGCATGCTGGCATTTACTACATCTCTAACAGCATTGATTGCTGTTGGTAGTGCTGGCGTAGGTATTGTGGTCGCTTTTATTACCGCTATTGCAAATACTATACCAATGATCGCAACCAAAATCGGTGAAGGTCTTATTAATATTGCTAATCTCTTGATTGAGAATGCACCGGTTATGAAGAACCTGTTTAAGACTCTTATTAGCACCGCGGTGGAGGCGATTACCGAAACCATTCCTGAAATTGTTGAAGCAATTTTGACAATGATTGATGCACTACTTTCCAGTTTGGAAGAGCACGTCCCCAGCTTTGTTGAGAAGGGGTTCGGAATCATCCTTGGTATACTACAGTGTATTCGTGATAATATTTCGGAAGTAACAACCGTTTCTCTTGAAATTATTGCAGAATTCATTCGCGGTATTGGGGAAGGTCTTCCCGACATTATTGATGCTGGATTTGAACTCATTATTGATTTCATTAATGGTATCAGTGATGCGATCGATGAGAATGCTGAAGAAATGGGGGCTGCCGGTGGAAGATTGGCGGTTTCCATTATTAACGGTATGGTAGAGGGAATTACTGCAGGTATTTCTGAAGTTGTAGACGCAGCAAAGAATCTTGCGGATAGTGCTGTAGCCACTGTGAAAGACTGGTTGGGGATTAACTCTCCCTCGAAGGTTTTCAAGGAGATTGGAAACTGGACAGGCGAGGGTTTTGTTGAAGGTATGGATGGTAGTAACCGAGTTGTTTCTGACTCGGCCAAACGCATGGGCTCAACAGCTCTAGACGCAGTCAAGTCTAGCTTGTCTGACGTAGAGCATATGATGACCATAGAATCCGGACTCAACCCAACAATCACACCAGTCCTCGACCTAAGTCAGGTGCAGAAAGACGCAAGTAGCATTAATGGTATGATGGGGCATCAGAACCTTATTCTGGATACACGTTACAATCAAGGTTTGGCCTCTGATAATATTCAGCTTCAAGATGAGATTGATCTTTCTCGTTATGAGGCAACTATTACTGATGCTAAACCCCAAGCAACCAAAATTGAATATAATCAAACGATTAATTCTCCGAAGGCTGTTTCTCCTTCGGAAGTGTATCGTGACACGAAGAGTCTTATCGCGGTCTCGCAAAGGAGTTTGGACGTATAATGATTGATTCCATCACCATCACCCATCTCAACAATGATGGTGTGGGTTTATCGAGTGTACGAATTGCCAATCCTTTTGAAAGAGGTAACGCAGAGTATATTCTTCGTGACTCAGATGGATTAGGACCGGTCAGGGCTGTCTTTACCACTCGAAAGAAAGCAGCCCTGACCGGAGTCCATGTTAACAATATTTCTCGTGGCGGACGAACGATTCGCTTAGCTGTTTCGGCTGGTCCTGGTTATACCGATGACACAACTTGGCGCCGGAAATTTTATTCTACTGTGAACAGTGGAAATTTTCTAGGAATCGCCATCCGAACTGTTACATATGGAACAGCAGCTGTGTATTCAATTAACGGCTACGTTGTTGATGTATCTAGACCCGCCACTGCTGAGTTCCCTGATATTTACGTCACGATATTTCGCTCGAACCCGGCTTTCACGACGGATCCAATAACTTTGACAATTTCTGGTCGAGATCGTTTTATCGTAACTAACGATATTTTGGAATCTAAGTGTGATTCTGGAGGATTCGTTGTGGATCTCAGCCTAGGTGGGTCTTCAGTTCTTCGAACTAAACCTTGGGTTCTTGGATATAATAAACAAGATGGCGATAGTTCATTTTCAGGTTACCGTGGAGTTCGTATCTACTCACCAACGGGATTAAGTAATTATATTAGAATCGATACGAGAAGAAACAATAGGCAGATTCTTTCGGCCACCTCAACCAATTTTGTCCAGGACAACAAACTTTTAGCTCCTGGTGGAGA